ATTCGGCAACCTGCGATATTCCCCGGTGGTGTTGTGGTCCTTTCGGAAGTCCTTAGAATAAACACACACCTTAACCGGACCACTGTTAATGCTAACCGATACCCTAAAGGTAATCACGTCTAGATCTACGTACGAGGCGATGACCAGGGACTTTACATAATCAGGATCAAGCCTGTCATCATCGTCCACGAACGCCACGTACTTACCAGAAGCCATATCGACCAAGCGATTTCTCTTTTCGCCCACGGTCATTGACTTGGTGTCGGATAGAGAGATAATCTCGACTTCCGACTTCAATGCTGGTTCCAGGTTACACCACTGTTCATACAACTCACTCATTATACGTGGGTAGTATGTGTGGAACCTAGTATGAACGGTTAGAACAAGAATACTTAGTTGCATGGCGGACCCTTTCTGAAATTCTAAGGAAGAACTGGGGCAAGGGCATAGCCTCTAGCCCAGTTCAACCTTAAAACATCAGGATTAGCTAGACGACTCGCCAACCTCTAGAAGCGAGAACGCATCCAGATCGCCTACGACCCACCCGAAGGTGACCTCGCACATAACGGCAACCTGGTTAGTCTGCCACAGGTTGACGGTGTTAGTTCCGTCAGTCAGAGTCGCCTGGTCCGAGACCTTGAAGCGAATCTGGTCGGCGAATCCGTACTTAAGCTGGCTGAAGTCACCCAGCAGAGCACGTACATTCGTCTTCGCGGCGTTACCGATGTTACCCGGGGCAGCCTTGTGGAAGTTGGCAGGAAGACCCAGAACGCTCGACTCCTGCGCAGCCAGGTTGATGTCACCTGGGTTAAGCACATTTCCGTTAACGTCCACACCGCGCATAGCCGCAGCCAGCTTGGTACGGTAGCGAGGATCGAACACCCAGCGGTTAGGATCGTAATCCTCACCGATAAGGTCGTACATCGCTAGAAGGTCGTTGATAAGTTCCTCATCGCCTTCACCGTAGAACACCTGGTTGGTGGTGTTGACTAGGATGTTATCCGCGTCAACGCCCTGTAGCGCAGCACCCGTAAGGGTGTTAACTCCGTGGAACACCGCAAGGTCCATAGCACGCGCGATCGCAGCCGACAGCTTGCCTCGAATGCTGGTGAACAGGCCCTGTGGGTTAGCACGGGCGAATTCCTCCGACGCGGTAACGATGGTCGCAAGCTTGATCGGAGCCATCGAACGCTGACCCCACGCAACACCCGACAGCGGCTTACGGTAACCTTCACGCTGGCTATTGGCAGTACCAACACCAACCTGACCGGCTTCCGGTTCAACCGTGGTCACGGGAATCTGGGTTTCTCCGTAGATAACCTCGATCTGCTCGGCACCCAGACGAGGCAGAAGCGCCTGCTCCTGGGCCTTAGCAAAGATCTCTCCGGTAACTGCCCGAGGAGCGAACTCGCTGGGCAGATGCGCCATACGCAGCTGGTGATTACCAACCGGGTCGCCATCCGTATAGTCGGTGGCGGTATTCGGCGCAAGCTCATTTTCAAAAGCCATTGCAAAACTCCTTGTTTATTATCTCTGTTCGAAAAGACCCTGCATGAAGGAGGTGAATCCATCCACGGGAGCACCCGAGCCGGTCTTACCCTGAGATGGGTCTACGACGGGAGTACGTGGAGTAGGTTCACCAACGCCGAAGAGTTTCTTAACCTCTTCAACATCAGCCTTGATCTCTTCTATGGTGGTTCCGTTCAGCCGAGAAGCCACAGAAAGGATTTTCTCGGTAGGAACGCCGCCCTCGATAGCGGCATTCAGTTTGGCCAGATTCAAGTTCGCGGTAGCAAGCTCCGCCTGAGTGGCCTGGTGCGCGGTGTTCGACTCCGCTAGCTTGGCTTCGAACTCTGACTGGGTCTCCGCCTTGGTAGCCGTCACCTTCTCGTTAGTCTTAACACGAGCGGCAGCGTTTTCATTGCGAAGGTTGCGAATAAGGTCCTGAGCAAACTGTGGAAGCTGCTCTACCGTAGTCGCCTCAGTGGTGCTAGTGCTTTCAGTCGCTGGAGCAGCAGTTTCAGTTTCCTGCGTACCCTCAGTACCAGTGCTAGCGGTTTCGGACATTACTTACCCTCCTGGGGTGAACAGAACTCGCCTGGAGTTCATGCATTGGCGGACAATTAGGGGGCAACACCAAAGTCGCGCATATTGATGTCACCGTTGTAAAGTGCTCGTCGGACAGCAGCCATAACGGCTTCTGACCTAGACCACCTACGTTTATTCGGTCCTTGCTGGTTGCCATTTTGTGGTATACGCAGCGAAGGATTATCGTCTACAAGTTTGGAATACTTAATCCAAAGATCTTGTGCCTTAAGGAATTGAGTTCGACCAGGCCAATTACCCCTATCAAACACAGGGACGGCTAGACAATCACATCCCGGATGCCAACGCTTCATCAAGGACTTAACGGCTTCTGTATTGTTAAATCCCTGCTCAAACAGTTCTCTGGCATCCACATCGTCTAATTGCAATCCTGCCTTCTCAGCAGATCGGTAAACCGGCCCACGAGAAATCATGGTAAGACAGAACTCACACGTTTCCCTACCTGTAGCGACCCTGGCCCACCTAACCTTGAGTGGATCAGACCCGATAGAACGAATGACCTGAGTCCTCGCTCCGTTCTCTACATTCTTAGTGGCACGGAGGATCACATTTGAAAGAGCATCATCAGAAGCGTCTAGCTCCAAGAAATCTTCCATCGATGGAAACATGTCTTCGACGAACCACTCCTGGTGGTATTCTCCGAGAAACATGTCGTGCCTAGGTACATCAGGGAAATGCAGTTCTCTTTGCTCGTCGTAGAACTGACGTCCCAACTCGGACGATCGGTTACGAAACAATTGCACGATGGGAAACAAGATCTGCAAGAAGAACAACCAGTCCAACTCGGTCAGCTGGAGAGATTGGAATTGAGTAGCTAGCTGTAGAGCCTGCGAAACAAACTCAGCAGACAATGCCGCCTGCGCTTGTGCGTACTCTTCAACTGTCATAGCTACTCATTCCCTCCTCGTGGTTGTGGGGTTGGGTTAGTTCGTGTTTGGTTAGCTAGTGCAGCCTGGCCATACAGATCAGCTAGCCTAGACTTAGAATTGTTCTTGTCGAACCGTTCCATCTCGTCTCGTTCTTCCTGAGACCAGCCCATCTTGATTCGGGCATACTCGACGGGAAGAATAGAACGACCGTCAGGGGTAGCAGCAGTAGCCAGTTTAACCACGCCGTCAGCCATAGAAGCGAAGGTAGGCGTAGCTGGATTCCTCCATATAACCTCCATACGGAAGGCAGACTTAGGAATGGAATCTTCCATCACCTTGTAGGCGATGCGCATTACATCTTCCCAAGCTTCCCCGAAGATACGACACTTTCGTTCAGCCTTCTTGACCAGACGATTCTCACTGGACTGGATAGCCTCAGCAGAAGCGGGGTTGTCGGTGCTAAACGTGAAGTACTGCGGTGGAAGACCGGTTACGACTCCTGCTTCCTTGCGGAGAACATCCATACCTTCAGTGTAGTTCCTAAGCTCAGCAGCGGCGAACTGGGCAATCTTTCCATTCGAATCCTCGAACGCAAGGATATTAGCCATGTACGCCTCGAACTGCGCCTGACCCTGAAGGTTAGCGATTTCATCTTCGGCTAGACCGAACAATACTCGCTGGGGAACGGCCATCAGTTCAGCGGCAGCCTGGAGATTCATCAGAAGCCGGGAAGCCGCATCAATCAAGCTCCGAAGCTCTGGTTTGATCTCAGAAATACCGAATTGCTGATCAACGCGTTCCTTGTTTAGGATGCACACCACTGGGACGATTCCCATGTTGTGTTCTACCTTGAATTCCAAGGTCCATCCGTTGGATACATTGGATTCCACATAACCAAACGTACCGTTGGGCAGATACAGGGTAACATGCTGTACGTTTCGACCGTTGATATCCTGTTCTTCGTACACTCGGATGGCTCGATTAACCCTGCCCGTCAAGGCGTTAAGCTCCGCGTACATTGTAAGAGGAGATTCGACCTTGATAATCGGGCTCGTAGGATCCCTAAGAGGATCGTTAAGCGGGTCGTTCGGGTTAGGCTGGGAGATCGTGATATACGCTCGCCCGTGAATCAGGGCTTCCGTATGGGCTAGACCAGACTGAACATCCATCTGGTTAGCCTGCCACCACTGCCACAACTTCTCATCAGCATTAGATTCCCCTGCGAGACGGAATCCTTCGATATCCAGACGTTCTTCTAGGTTGCCTAGGTACGTCCTCCCCCAACCAATCTTCGCTAGCAAGCGCTTCATGGCGGCAGGAACAGCCATTCCAACAGCCTTAGGACGGTAGTTAGCTTCATAATAAGCAGAATTACTACGCAACTTAGACTGATCAGAACCAAACTTGTTCATCAACGCCTGAATTTGATTAGTATGGGAAGTTACTGGCGCCGTCATCGGATGATCGCCACCCTTCCGTTAGTCTTCTTAACCTTCATTAGGTAATCCATTCGTGAGGCGTAGGCGAGAACAGCACAAACAGCCGCATCAATCTTGCGGGGACTGTCCTTGCTCGCCTTACGGATAGAAATTGCATCGTACGTGGTCGGGTGTCGATGAGCATTAAGCACATGCTGCCTTAGCTGCTTACCTCCGTTATGGAAAACGCCACCATCGATCACAGATTCATGGAATCGCTCACAATCCAGTGCGAATCTCTTGGTCTGAGACCTCATATCGAACGCAATCGGATTGTCCGGACTGGCCTTGACCTTAAGATGCTTCTTGTACTTGACCGTCCAAGAATCTACGTAGCTTTCAAACTCCTTAACGTCTGCTCGGAAGCCTACGACTGTGTATCGAGAGAAAATCCAATCGATCGTAGCGTCTACCTGATCCCTCGGAATGGTTCCCGCGTAGTTCTTAGGATCCCACATCTTGATCAGGAACAAACAACCATCAGAAACACGACACGCTACGATAGCCGTAAAGTCGTTGGACTTAGAACCATCGAACCCAATAGTGATCTTGTCCTTAGGTTCGAGCGCAGCGGCTTCCAGATGCCTAGAATCCCACTCCCACGGAGTGATCCAAGCGTCTTCGGTTGCATCAATCTGGTTGAGGAACTTACGTCGACTCTCAGACTCCTCGTTATTGCCGTCCAGACAGCTGAGGACGATACTTTCGATGTCCAACCATACAGAGTCACCTCGGGCGGTCCTAATGCCCTCGTAAAGCATCTGAATGCCCTTTTTGAAGCCCTCAGAATCGATGGATTGCGGAGGAATGTCAGACAGTGGAGTATCCGCAGGCGCTTCCAGAGCGTCATACAGGATTCCCGTGTCTACGAACTCGCCACCAAGTACCTTTTGGTAGTTGTCCCACATCATTTCGCCTACGCTGTCTTGTCCGGGGACGTGAGCGTTACAAATGGCGAGGTGTCGGGAGCCGAATCCAGCACGCTTGGTTACGTTACCGTCGATGACCTTGTACATACGATGGCCTTCATTGGTCTCGAACCACCACTGGATCTCATTCATGATGACGAACGTAGGACGCTTACCTTCAAGAGCGTAAGGGTTAGACGTAACACCCTGGATCAACCTGCCACCTTCGGCATAAATGATGGTTTTGTTAACGTCTAGCTTGTAGTCCTTCTTAAGCTTGTCAGTGATCATAAGAGGGAACATCAAGAAGGTATTTTGTGTCTGGTCCTGAGCAACGGCAGCAATCTGAATCCAGGCCGCAGGACGTTGTTTACCAATTGGCTGACCTGTGATAGGATTCCAACCAGCGAAGTGAACAGGTCCGCACAGTTCTGCGAGGGACATCGCGGCTACAAGGGGGTCTTTACCCCATCCCTTCATACGACGCAATACACCGTTACGATAAGCGTAACGGCCGTTGTCGTCTACCGCATACCACCACAGAAGGAAACGAGCCTGCTCGTCAGTCGGGATAAACGGTTCATCTTCTTCTCCCGAAGGACTCTTGACGTATTCAGAGAACCAGTCGAGAAGATCCCATCCCAACGTCTTATCCGGCAAATGCCAACGGCCATCCAACCGCCTTTGCCACGTTGGTCCCGTGACATAAGCCGGTGATGGCTTCAGCATATCAGTTAAATTAAGTGATCCCTCTCCATCTGCTTCTATTACGCCAGACAAGGGGATCGATGATCGGTCCAGCCAGTGCCGGACATCTTCGTCCAACACGATTGGACCTCCCTTTCTTGTGAGTGGACCTGGCAGGATTCGAACCTGCGTCTCCGACTTAAGAGGACGGAGCTAAACCATCTCAGCTACAGATCCAATATGCTTCCCGCCAAGGGGTCGAACCTCGATTGCTTGATTCAGAGTCAAGTGTCTTGCCATTGGACGAGCGGGAATTACGTGTGCCGATATGTTAACCAACGTCGGTACAAGCGCTGGGATATCTCCGTATTCGCGCGAACTATACGGCTCTTTCAAGGCCGGTAAGCGCGCACATACCGGTTAACCTCTGAGCTTCACGATCGTCTCAGAACCTCGACAGACCTCGTAGCCGGAATCGAACCGACGACACCCACGTTCGTAGCGTGGTGCTCTGTCCCCTGAGCTATACGAGGCTTTACTACTTGGATGGATTCTTGGGGCCTAGACAAACTTCTCCGTAAGGCGAGGTATGCCTGGCTAGCAATCCATTCTTCAAAACCGGGACTTTGACTTGATAGCACTTACCGCACGTCTTAGTCTTTGGTTTATCTGCCATTATATTTCCCCAGTTAAGTTGGGGTGAAAGGAGGGACTCGAACCCTCGTCTTCTAGGCTCACAACCTAGCGCTTTGCCATTAAGCTACTAACACCATGTTTACTTCTTCTTTTTGGCCTTGTCCAAAGCCGCGTTCATGCGATTCTTAAGCTTGTCTGCATCCGCGTGCTTACGGAATGGCTCGACACCCTTGGCCATGTTGCCGGTTTCCCGGTCAAACACGTGCCAACCCGAGATTACACGCCCACTCTCACGCCACGAGAACTCTTGCACTACGTACCTGTTCGTCACGATCTTCTCCTCTCAGTCTGATCGTACCTCCTTACGTCCCCTCACGAGGAATCGAACCTCGGACTCATCGCGTGTAGGGCGAATGCTCTGCCAACTGAGCTATAAGGGGCTACATACAAGGACCCAATGGGACTGCTTTCGCAGGGCATACGGCCATCCTCAAAGCACCGGCAGAAGGAGTCGAACCTTCGCTGGTGGTTTTGGAGACCACCGACGCCACCTTGACGCTTACCGATTTGGGGGAAACGCCTGACGGACTTATATTCCCTGTACCGCATGAGGGATTCGAACCCCCAACCTTCTGATTCTAAGTCAGACGCCTCTGCCAAGTTGGGCTAATACGGCATGGGAAACGCCTCATTCAGTGGACTTACATTCCCTGTGGCGGGAGCAGGAGTCGAACCTGCGACCTTAGGCTTATGAAACCCATGAGCTACCACTGCTCCATCCCGCCGAACACCCGTCTTTTTATCGTGGACACGGAAACCACGTTGACCAGGCTCAGAGTCCTTCCCGGACTCCGACTTGATCGGTCCCCAGTTCCCTACCAGGGACACCTAGACAAAGCGCATCAGACGGGACTCGAACCCGCATACACCGCCTTGACAAGGCGATTCATTAGCCATTATGATACCGATGCATTTACTTAAGGAGCCCTACCAGTTCCTGGACACTCTGGGTTCACTTCCCCGATTTTTCTCAAGTTGTGTGAGGATATAACCCATCGAGTGCCTCTAAGTTCTAGTCGGATCTTTTTACCACACGAAGGACATTTAGCTTTACTTGCCCATCCCATAGTATCTCCTTAGTAAGTTGCGTGGATATCGTTGCAACCTGTCCACCACGTGGGACTCCGGTTACTATTGTCTCCACTCGTACTCCGTGAGGGATTCGAACCCTCGTTCTCCTGGGTGAAGGCCAGGTGACATAACCACTAGTCTAACGGAGCTTGATGGTCTTTGTTAACGCGCTGACCTTCCGCGTTGTCTCACTACACGGCGACCCACAGAGTGCACTCTGTCCACGCTCCCCTTGCAATACCCACATCCTTAAGATCTAACCACTTCGCGTTAGACCCAACCTCGTGAGACAAGCTGGCTACGGAGGACTCGAACCTCCAACCGGCCCGTTAACAGCGGGCAGCTCTGCCTGTTGAGCTAGTAACCATTATGGGATGTTCCCGAGATTCGAACTCGGATTCACTTCTATCCGAAGTCAGCTTCAACACCCTACAAAGCTTAACATCCACTGTCAGGCCACGAGGAGTTGAACCTCGTCCGCTACATTCCAAATGTACCATGCAACCGATACACCATGGCCTGAAAATGTCAGTCACCAAAGCTGATCAGACTCCCTACTGACTCTGGGCGGTATCTCCTTGCGTCTCGGGATATAGCCCCGCAGAACCCAGCTCGTGCTTTTCTTCAATATACCAGACAATCCCGGAGGATGTCAAGTAGCTAGTGCTAGCAAGTTTTCTTGATCGTGAGACCAAGCTGTACTCGCCGCGAGCGATGTACCAGGATCGAACTGGTGATGAATGGTTGGAAGCCACTCGTGTTACCTCTACACCAACATCGCAGTGAGTATCGCGTGAAAGCGACGGTTTCACCATACTCTGTGAGACCTGTGTTCTCACCCTGCTTCCTGCTGTATTTGTATCATAGCCTACAGACTTACCGGAAGTCAAGTACTTCTTTGTGGATCATAATCGGGGAGCGACGGAGAGGGACATCGCTCAACCCGATTAAGCTTGACGCTGCTTCTCGAACCTCTCGCGGAACAGGTCTTGTGCTGAGATGACCTTTCCGTCCTGTCCCTTCATCTTACCACGCTCCGCTTCAATCTTCAAGCGTCGTCTGTCAGCTGGATTCACC